AAGAGAGCTCTTCGTCGCGCTGCTCGCGGCCGATCTCTCCGTAGAGCTCGCGCTGCCGAGCCTCGAGCGCGGCTGCCACTTCGCGCACCTTGTATTTGCCACCTGGCTCTAGCCCATACTTCTCCAGCGTCTCGCTGCCCCGGCGGATGTCGTCGGTTTGCTCCAAGATGCGGGCGCTGCTGCTGAAGTCGCCGCGGTTCTGGGTGGACTTAATCTGTGCGGGATCAAATACCGCAATGCCCCCGCTGATAGTGTCCACGATCCCGTCAAACCCTTCAGCACGGACCTCGGCGTCAAGCTGACTAAACGCCTCGTCACGCGACGCTCCCGCGTCCATTTTCTCTTGCGCTCGCTTGGCGTAGACGTCTGCACTGATGGGTTTCTGGACAGCTAGGTAGGCAGGGTAAACTTGTGGCGCGTCGCCTCGGCCCGTCATCTGCGCGAACTCGGCGCTGCTGCTGGCTGCTTCGCCTGTAGCGGCAAAGTAGAACTTGCGCGGCCCCCAACCCATGCCGCGTTGCATGCCCTCAGCGTCTGTCGCCTTCAGAATGTCAAACCGATCAAAGCTACGGGCGCTGCCATGGTAGACCCTTAGCGGCTGGCCGTTCTCGTCGACGACCGTGCTGCCCCCGAACCACGCGACGAAGTTGTCTGCGGCTGGGCGGCCATTCGGAGCGACGCGGTCGCCGAAAGTTTGAGCTGCCCACGACACTACCTCAGGCCGGTAGGTGCTGGGGTCGTAGTCGGCGTCAGCTGGCTGGTCAAAGTCCTCGCTAAACAGGATGGCGTCTGGGTCGTCGAAGGCGTCCGGGTCTTCATCCTCTGGGCGCTGCGGGCGTGACCGCTCGCCGGCCTCGCGCTCCATCCGATCCATGCGTTCGCCTGTGAACCCCTCAGCAGTCACCATTGACCCGTCTAGCGCGTCGTTCACGGCGTTGAGGAACGCCGTCTCTAGACCCTCGGTCTCGACGTTGTATCCGTCTAAGAACCCAGCAGCCTGCGCTTCTCGAGCTGCGGCCTCAATGTTGCTTCCCCCTTCTCGGCGAACCAAGCGGCGCTGCCGAAGCTGCCCAGACCGCGCCTCAATGTCGACGCCCATCTTGCGCCACTGATCTAGAGTGAAGCCTCCTTGAGCGTTTACAAACCCAAGCAGCTCTTGCGGACGTCGTCCTGAGCGTAGGTTCTGCGCGCGCGCGTCGGCCGCAGGTTGAACGCGGCCGTCCAGGTTGCGCACAATCTCTAGGCCAAGATTGTCGAACCACTGGTCGAACGGCAAGCCCTCCTGGACGTTGAAGTTCTTGTAGGCCGCTCGCATCATGCCCATCTGCATCTCGATCGCTGCAGACGCTTCGCTGCCCGTAACCTTGGCGTCTCGATACATTCCCACCAACGCGCGACGCACTTTGCCTACCTGGTCGGCCTCGCGGTTGTGCTCTTCCAGCGCCTGCTCAACAGCCGCCTCTTCGGCTTCAACAGGATCGCCAAATCCTTCTGCCGCCTCTGTCGCTCCAGCAGCTCGGCGCGTTTCTTGCCGAGCTCGCTCCACGGCCTCCTCGCGCTCTTGGAACTCCTCGAAGGACATGCGGTCGTCGCCCATGCGGAACGCGGGCTTGATCGCGTCAAACAGCCCCTTGCGGGGGACCACCTCGGTCTTGATTCGGTCAATGCCGACCACGACGTCGACCGTGTCGCCCAGCAACTGCTCTAGCTCCTCGGCTTGCTCCATCTCAGGCATGATGTCGCGAGCCTCGTCTTCGCCGATGCCAGCTGCGCGGAGCTTCTCCCGCAACTTGTAAAGCGGGATCTTGACGTTCTCTGCGCCACTGTCCCGCGCAACCTCTTGCATCCACTGGCGGAACGAATCGGGGTCGCGGTCAGCCAACTCTGCAGGAGCCTCTTGGATCTTGGTCAGGATGTCTTGCGTGCGCGTAACTTCCTTCTTTTCCAAGCTGCGCATCGCGGCAGCTCGATACACGCCGCCGACTCCGCCGATTACCGTCATGCCTTGAGAGACTTCCTTGATCGTCTCCCACACCTCAGATCCAAACTGCCCCTCCGAGATGCGTGACTGGTAGGTCTGTCCGTCTAGACCCACTACAGTCCCAGCGTCTCGAAGGCCCAAGCCGGCCCCTAGAGCCTCCGCAATCATGCGGGCGTTCTCCATGCCAGAGGTCGAGACGCCGCCTTGCCGGGCGATTTCCTCGAACACCATTTCGTTAATGGTCTGGCCCGTTTCAGTTGCGGTCTCCGTAAGCACCGCGCTCCCTACCGCCTTGCCAATGTCTTTGGCTGTGTCGGTGATGCGGACCTTGTCTAGAGGGTTGCGGCTGGTGGTCTTGCGGACCCACTCACCGATAGGGGTCTTGCTGGCTAGACCGGCTACAGCCTTCGCGCCAATGTAGTCCAGAGCCATGTTGCCTAAGCCCACCGCAATCATGCTGCTGCGGATGGCTCGAGAGTCGTAGTGGCGGTCGTGCATGTCGATAGCCGACAAGCCGCTGTTGACCATGAAGCTGTTGGCCAAGTAGCCGGTGGTCATGCCCGCCTTGAACCCAATTGCCGCGCCGGGAATCGCGCCAGCGCCCAGAGCAAAAGCGCCCGCAGCCGCGCCAGCGCCAGCGCCCGCTGCCCCGTATGGCAGAGCAGAAACTGCACCCTCAACAAACTGCCCTGAAAGCGTCAGGGCTGGCGACAGGAACGCAATGTCTGCACCCTCGAGCTCTCGCAGCTCGTTCTGCAGCTTGGCTATCTGCTCCCACTGCTCAGGGCTGAGGTCGCTAAGCGCCATGCCGGCAGCCTCTTTGCCCAGCTTGTTGAGCAGCCAGCCCTTCTTGGCGTCGTTGAAGAGCTGCTCCACAGTCGTGAGCTCAGGCGTGATGTCCCACGCTACGTTGGCGAACCGGGGGTTGGTCAGCGCGTCGTAGGTGCTTGGAGCTGTCTTGCGCAGACGCTCGCGATCAACTTGGAGAGACTGAAAGATCCGCCGATAGGTCGGCAGGTTGTCTCGGATCGCGGCCTCAGAGACTCCGTAGTCCTCTAGCTTGTGGCCAATCTTCCTGATCTCAGATCGCAGCCTAGCGTCCTGCTGTGACGCCAAGCGGAAGGCGGTTACGAAGTCCTGCTCTCGCTGCTCGGGCGACTTGGCTGGCCCCAAGGGCGTCATCGGCGGGCGCGCGAGCTCAAGCTCGGCCGGGTCCACGGCCGTCCCAAATTGATACAGCAGCCGGCGGAAGCCTGGGGGAGTCGGTGGCGTAGTGTTGCTGTAGAAGTCGCTGCGCGGCGGCTGCGGCCCTTGCTGGCCGCTAGCAGGGAACAAAGGCGGGATCAGGCTGTTGTTGCTCATGCGTCTTAGTTGCGCTTCAAGTCAAGCATGTCCATCGCACCGCCCATGACGCGCTCGTAAAGACTGCGCTCAGGGCTTGGGATTGTCGCTGCCCGCGGGTCTCGCTGGTCGCGAGGCAGGCTCAGTTGGCGCAGGTATTCGTCCGCAATTTCTTGCGGCCCGATGTAGACATTGGTCCCTAGTCGGTCTTTCAAAATTTCCGTGATGGCGTCTTGGGCGTTCTTGCCCACGTTTGCATTTAGCCACTCCACAGAAGTGAACTTGCGCACTGGCACCTCTAGACCTTCAACTTCCGACGTCTCGTCTGTGACCTGACTGATGTCTTCGATGATGCCAGGCATTGCCTGTTCCCAATCTGTGCCGTCGCTGCCCCCGTGCAGGCCATACCTCCGCAGAAACTCATCCGACTCCATCACAGAGTTCAGAGCTTTGCGTTGACCAGAACGGCGCGCGCGTTGGTTGACGTCGTCATCCTTGTTAGTGCCTAAACCAACAAGGCTCACGATGTTCTGCTTGATCTGGGCGATTCGGTCATCTCGAGCCTCACGCTGACTCTCAACCCTCGCCTTGCTCAAGTTGCGCCAAGAGCTCATGTACCTGCGGACCTCCTTGGCGTCGGTGACACCAAGGGCGGTCAGCATGCCCCGCACTTCGTCCCTCGTCATGGTGCTCCACTGCACCGGCACGCCGGGGGTAAAGACGCTGCGCGTATCCATGCCCATGGCGTAGAGATCAGCCATGTCTTGGGTGTCCACAGTGACGATGCCACCTTCTTCTAGCTCGTCGAGGACGAGGCGGATCTCGGTGTTGACGCTTTCAAGCCTCGCCTCGCGCTGTGGGGCTTGAGCCTCCGTCACCGTCTTGACCACCGCGCCTAGCTGCCCTGTGCGGCGCAGCTCGTTGATATTGGGCAGCGAGAAAAGGTCGGCGTCGGGGTCTTGCCGCAGGAACTGCATGGCCTCGTCGTAGGCAGCGGCACCCTGCTCAAGGTGATCTCGCTGCATCTGCGCAATCTTTCGCGTCGCTTGGCCCCGAAACCGGTCAGCTTCGTCTGGCGGCAGGTTGCGCTTCGCAATCATGTCTTCGACCTTGCCGCGGATATACACAGCCCGCTGCGAAGGACTTGGCAACTCGTCCTCAGGGGTTGGACCTTCTGGCCCAACCTCTGAAGCCGAGATGATTTGGTTGAGCTCAGACGACATCTGGTTGGCAGCTTCGGCGTCTGCCGCGGCCTGCTGGGTCTTCATCGCCGCGGTGCGGCCCCGCTTAATCTGCGCGCGGTATTGCTCGCGCTCTAGGGTCGTCAGGCTCGAGCGCATCTCTTCGGCCGAAGGCTCCTGCTCAACGTATCGGCCTTCTGGGTCTTGCAGCGGCATGTTCGCGGGGAACGTGTAGTAGCGGCCGTTGTCAGGCCGGTAGTACCACTTCATGCCCGCAGCCTTTTCACCCTTCAGCGTCTTGTGAAACGTCGGGTGGTGCGGCTTCTTCAAGATCATGCCAGTGTTTGGCCCGCGGTCTACGCGGCTAGGCCAGTGCCCATCCTCTGGCTCAATGCCTGCAGCGACAGCATCGTCCATGTAGTAGTCGACGCCAGCGTCGTCGTCGCCCGTCCGCAGCATTGCCTCGGCGTCGTCGTAGCGGCCCGCTGTAATTAGGCTCGCGACAGCCCTAGAGTGCGCAGCGCGCTCTGCATCGCGGACTGTTTGCGCGCGCTCTTGCGGCCCCTGGCCTTGCAGGTCGGCAAAGTCGCCAGCAACTTGGCGCAACTCGGCCAAAGCGTATCGGCGCTCCTGCATCATCTGAGCTGCAGCCGCCGGATCGTCTGGCGTCGGCTGCGTCATCAAGCCCACGTAGTCTTGGGCGTGGCTGTCGACTGCTGCCTTCTTCTCGCCAACGTTGTAGGCGCGCACCTGTTGAGCTGCGTGGCTGTCAATAAGGCTGCGAGACCTGTCGCGACGCTGCTTGCTGTATCTTTCGTAGAGCTCGCGCTGCCGCGGGTTCTGCAGTCTTTCGCCAAACTGCTGGCGCTGCTGCTCTAGCTCGGTCACGGCGGCTTCGTAGCCGTCCTTGGCGGCGCGGCCTAGCTGGCTGCGAAACCCCTTCATGGGGTCTAGCACGCCTCGAGTGTATTCATCAAACAGGTTGGCGGCCGACTGCACCTCAGCCTCGTCTACCTCCACCTGCATCTGCTCGCCTAGCGCGCCGACCCCTTGCCCGAACGTCGACATGGCTTGACTGATCTGCTCGGCTTGAGCTAAGCCAGGGGGCGTGGGGATGCCAGGCGATCGCGCAGCTCGAAACCCTGCAGACGTGGCTGGCATTGCGCCAAACTTGGGCACCCTCATCTCTAGCTCCTCCTCATGTATGCGGCCCGGTCTTTCAGGAATCCGCCAGTCGCCGAGATAAACTGCGCGCCTCCTGAGCTCAGCGGCTCAATGCGGTTGGCGGCGCTTCGCAGACTGCCAGCTCCGACGTTAGACAGCAGGCTCTGGTTGCGGAAGTTGGTTTCAGCAACACGAGCATCCCCAGCCCTGGATACAGCTTGGCGGTTGATAGCAACCCGCTGCACTTCCTTGACGATCTCGGTGGTGTCCGTGACGTCTCTGGCGCTGCCTTGGTCGATCACAACGCCGCGCGCTGCGGCGCTGGTACGCTGGCGCGCCTTAACCTGACCCGCCTCAGCAGTCATCTGAGCAATTGCAGCTCGCCCCTGCTGCATCATCGCCCCTGCGTTTCGCTCCGCGCGGCGAGCATTCATGTTGCTCATGAACGCTTCATGCTCAAGCATTCGAGCCTGCCCCTTGGCCTGCTCCTTGCCGACTTGCGCAGAGTAAACTGCGCCGAAAATGCTAGAGACCGCGCCAGCAATTGAGGTTGCCAGCCCAATGTTCTGCAGGCTTGCTGCGGTCTCGGCGTTCTGAATAGCGTCTGCCTGCGTCTGCATTGCAGGGCTAAACACCTGCTCGCCTGGCTGGTTGATTGGCACGGCCGGCGTGCCGCCAAAGATTGGCGTGAGCAGCTGGCTCTGATCTAGCCCGTAGAACGGGTCGCCGTGGTTGGGCGTGTGTGGCATCTAGTCTCCAATCTCCGTGAGCAGGCAGATGTTCAGAATAGTGGCAGGCAAAGGCAGCGACTGACGGACAAACATCTGCCCGCTCTGCGTCCACTCAGACGGGACAGATGTCTCAAACTCGCCGGACTGCAGCGAGTTGGTGGTCATGCTGTCGACAGTGACAAGCGACGAGCTCGACGGCCCTACCTGCAGGCCGGCGGTGTTTAGCAGCCTCAGCCAAGCGTCGCGAACGATCTTGCTGGTGCCTTGCCCAAACCCTTCGACCTGGTAAGCCTGCGGCAACGTCTGCATGTCGCTGTCGTAGCTCAAGCCGACGATGACGCGCGCAGCCGGCGACCCCAAGCTGATCTCGCCATTGGCGACTGTGTAGGTCTTGGTGTAGCTGCCATCCTCTACAGCTTGCACGGTCTGCCCGTTCAGGTGCGCCAAACCAGTCACCGTCTTGGTAGCCATGGCCCACGTCGAGATCGTCGCGCTGTAGACCGTCTGCGGCAGGTCGCGCAGGAGGCGCACGTCTACCTCGGTCCCGCTTGGAGCTGTCAGGATTTCCATCGAGTAGCTCTCGCCGCCCGAGGTCACCTGCAAGAACTCCCCGATGTCCGCAGGGCTAAACGCCACGCCACTAGCAGTGACGCGCACGGTGTCGCCTACCCGGTAGCTTGCCGTCTGCTGGAACGTGATCGTGGCCCCGCCAGTGTAGGTGCTCGAGTATCCGTCGCGCACCGAGGCGCTGTCGACGAACACGCTGTCGTCAAGGTCGACCACGACGTCGGGGACCATGCGCTCGATGCTCCGAACTCCGTCCCGCACCACTACGACGTAGGTCGTATCCTGCAGCCCTTCAGGCACAACGCACACGCTCTCAAACGACGCGGTGCCGCTGTCGTGCTGGTGCCAAGCCATCACCTCCTCTTCGGGAATGTAGGTGCATCCCAGCAGCTTGTTGCTGCTGCTGACCCACCACATGATCGGATACGGCGCTTGCTGGAACGCAGCGTCGGTGAGCTCGTAGTTGTCGAACAGGTGCGAGGCTCGCAGGCTGATGTCGCCGGACAAGTAGCCCTGCCTCTGCTGGTTAAACATCACCGACCGAACGTGCCCGCCGCGCGCCGCGGCGTAGGCCACGACGTTGTTGACCATGATCGGCTGGACGTTGTTGGCACCCACCTCTCCTTGCTGGCGGACAGCCACGGTCTCCGGCGTGATTGCGTCGCTGTTGATGGTAAACAAGCGCCACTCGCCCTGCTGGGTCAGCAGCATCAAGTCTTGCATCGGCACAATGTGCCGGACCACCGCGGCCTCTCGAGCTGCAAGCGTCACGCTGATGCGGTCGGTGTCTTTGACTGGCAGCGAGTAGCTCATGTCTGACTCGGTGCCGCTGCGCGTCATCAACAACGTGCGCGGGCGGTTGTTGCTGCCGCCGAATACGCGCCGCTGCTCGAAGTAGCTGACTGCGCGGGCGTGGTTGTTGGTCCCGTTCAGGAAGTCGTCGCGCAGCGGGGGCGTGATCGACATGTCTTCTTCGGCGCTGTTGTCGTCGACGAAGGTCGTCTCTTCGGTCTCGGCGATCAGCCCGAACAGCCCGTCGAACTCGCGGTAGACGCGGTAGCGCACAGCTCCAGGGATCGCATTCCACGTCAGCGTGTTGGTTGCGCCGGCCACGTCAATGATGTTGCTAGCGGTAGCTGGCGTGTCCTGCGCAAAGCTCTCGCTGCGCGCAGCGTCCAGAGCTGTCACCTTGTATTTCTGCTCGCGATCTGCGCTGTTGCTAGCGAAGTAGACATTGACGTCGACGTAACGCGTCCCCGTCGCTGTATACGGTGCGCCAGAGCCTCTGCCAGGCATCCACGTCCCATCTTCTCGCTGGAAGCGAATCCGGTAGTCGCCAACGTTTGTTATGTCTTTCGCCGTGCTGTGACCTACTTGGTAGTAGCCGTCGCCTGACTTGTCCGCTGGGAAATACTGGCTAGCTGACCCGCCAGACGGAGTGCTGCTGTGTTCAATGAACACTATGTCGCCGACGGCTAGACCTTTAGCTCCTGAAAATCGCAGGGTAGATGCGGCGGTGGAGTTTGGGGCTGTCTCTCCAAACGCAAACTCAGCGATGTGGCCAGTAGGGCCGACGCCGCCCATACTCGCCAAGCTGATGTGAAGGTATTCTAGCGTCAGCTTTAGTTTTGCGCCTCGGTCAACGGTAGGCGTGCCTAGCGTAGGCGTCGCAACGTTTGGCTCGAACGTGACCGACTGCGTCGACCAGTGGGCTAGGCCGTAGCGGATGAGCTCAAGCGGCGCGTGGCTCGGGTGCGCCAACGTCATGACGTCGTTGCTCTGCGTGTAGGTCAGCTTAGCCAGCTCTGTGTCGCTGTAGGGCAGGTCAAACGTGTAGGTGCCGTCTTCAGGCAGCAGCTCCCACTTGCTCATCACTGGCGTAGCCGCCAAACCCGTGACGTCTACTGTTGCTCGGTAGACGCCATGCGTGGCCCCGCCACCCTCTGTTCCAGCAAAGAAGACTGTAGCTCCCTCGAGGTATCGGCGATGCCAGTCTTGATCGCCCATCGAAGCCGTTGCAGTCAGGGCTGGGCCGTTGCGCACATCGCTGATGCGAAAGTTGTTCGCGTCTACTACCTCGACGACGTAGTAGTCGATGGTCGTGTAGAACCCCAGCGTCTCTAGCGTTGGGCTAGTGGTCTGCGACCGGAAGCGGATGGTGTCGCCAACAGCTAGCCCGTGACTGGTTGACTCAATATCCTGCAGGTCGTCCGTCTGGGCATTGATTGCTTGGTTGCCGCCTTGGTAGTTATCGGGCACCTCGCTGTTAAGGAACACCCGCAGCGTCCCCGACAGCGTGCCGTCAATGCCTTGCGCACTGCCGCCTGATTGGTTCAGCGTAATTGTGCGGCTGTCTACAACCTGCGCCTTGTAGGTCGTTCCGGGGGTTAGCCCTAGCATTTCGCTGCCGATGAGCTGGACCTCGTCGTTGGTCGACAAGCCGTGCCGGCTGGCAAAGGTCAGCGTCTCGGCCGTTGTGTCGACAGACTCAATGCTCCCGCCCTTCGGCGTAGCCCACGTCACCAAGTTGCCGTCCTTCCAGATCCGGCCACGCTGGTGGCTGAGCTCGATGGCGTAGGCTTCGGTGTCGTTGAACTTGAACGGGATCAGGCGCGACTTGTAGCTGTCGCTGTAGGCCGCGCCGGCGTAGCGCATCCCCACCCGGCGGTCGAGCACACCCTGCGGGCGCACGATGAAGTTGCGGCAGGTGGCCAACCCATACTGATACTGGCGGACGTCGATCCGACCCTGCATCTCAGGGCTGATCTCGCCAGAGCTGAAACTGATCTGCGTTGCCTTCATCGGTTGCGGTCCCAGTCCGACAGCTCGCCGGTCTCGCCGCGGTCGCGGTCAAACTCCGCGAGGTGGTAGGTCTCCAGCTTGCGCTCGCGCGTCTTGGTGGCGTCGAACGCGGTCGCCTGCTGCATCATAAACTCGAACATCTGCTGGCTGCTTTGCGCCGCCTTGACCCCTGCCTCGCCCTTAATCAGCGGGCCAGCCAGCAGCGTAGCGAGCTTCCACGACAGCGCCTGCACGAACATCTCGCTGTAGTGGTGGGGGTCGGTGACCTTGGCGTGATAGCGGAGCACCACGTCGTCTTGGTTGCAGTAGATGCGCCGGGTGTAGTTGGCGTCGAGCTCGATCGCATACTCGAGCGGGGTGTGCCGCCCCATGTAGCAGACGTCGTCCTTCGGCTCCTTCGGCAGCACCGCCAGCACGCCGACGAAGTCGTCGGGCAAGTAGAAGCTGTAGAGCCACTCGGTGCGGTCTGTGGTCGCCTTGGTCGGGCTAGTGCGGCGAATGCTGAAGTCCCACGGGTGGCGCTGCAGCACGCCGTTGAGCGCCAGGTCGTAGAACTGCGCGCACAGGTCGGCCTGCCGGCTGCCGTCGCTCGGACGGAAGGCGGTGATGGTCGCCTTGTCGCCCAGGTTGGCCAGCGCCAGGTTGCAGATTTGGACGTCGGTGTAGGCCGGCTCCACCTGCAGGCTCTCCCACGCGGTGAACAGGCTCTTGCCCAAGTAGTCCATGCCGACGCCGCTGTATCGGATGTATTCCGTGCCGCCCAAGTCAGCCTCGTAGTTGGTCGAGACGCTGGTCAGATCGACGTAGCGGCTGTGCGGATCTTCGTCTGCCACAGCCTTGATCGCCGTGTTGACTGCCTCAGCACTTGTGCGCAAGACCGCGGTGCCATCCAGCGCAGTCGGCGTGGTGTGCTTCTCGCGGACCAAAGCCTGCACGAACGGGATCCGCTCGGCTGCCTTGGTCGACAAGCCGGCGCTGACGACGGCCGCTCGCAGGTCTTTCTTGAGCTGCCGCAGGCTCGCCTTGTAGTTCTCGGACAAGGTCGTCGACTTGGCTTCCTCCTCGCCTTGCATCCACGTCACGAGCTCGACTTCTCCAGTGTCGCCCTGCTCGTCGAGCGCGCGCTTGACGCCAGCCAGCACGGCCTCGAGGCGCGCAAAGCAGCCATCAGGCTCGCCCTTGCTCCAGCTCACCTGCCGCGCAGGGTCGTAGTGCCCAAAGCCCACGCCGGTCTCGGTGCCGATCTCGCGGTGCTGGATGGTCGATCCAGGGAACGCGCAGTTGATGTGGAGAATCGGCTCGCCGTAGTGGGTCGCCATCCGCAGCGCCAAGGTGACGCCGCTGCTGATCTCGATGCCTGGCCGGCGGCGCGGGCCGCGGTCGGGCTGGTAGACCTCTGGGACGCTGTATTGGCCGGGGTAGTTGAAGCCGGGCGGGAAGGGGTTGTCTTTCCCCAGAGCGTCCACGCACACCATGTAGTGCGTCCCCGACTCCGTCGAGCTCGACTCGTGGCTGACAGCCGTGCCGCCGTAGGTCTCGCTGTAGGTGAACGCCCCGGTGCTGCGGGTGAATCCCGTGATGTAGTAGGTCTTTCCCGGTGTCAGGCCGTTAGGCAGCTGGCCGGTTGTGAAGAACTGCACCGCTGCGTTCGTGTAGAACTCCGCAATGGCCGCGTCCCCGGACACGGTGTTGGTTGACGCCAGCGTGACCGCGTAGGGCGTCCCCTGGCCCGCGCTACGGCCCTCAAACGGTGACCATGGTAGGATCTTGCAGAACTCGTCAAACGGGACGGCAGAGCCGCTCACAGGCGGCGGCTCGATGACGAACTTGTCGCCCTCCTGCGGGGTGGCCGACCAGGTGCCGTTGTGGTGCAGCTTCGACACTGTCGCGCTTCCGGTCTCGTCGAGTTGGACATGCTTGAGCATGACCGACTTCCCGACGTTTGCCGAGCTGGCCGTGGCCGCGCTCGAGCATCGAAGCTGCAAGCCGTTGAGGTAGCCGCTGAACTGCGACAGGCGGTTTGACGCGTGGACGTTGTCCACAATCGCCTCGTCGCTGCTGTAGGCCAAGTCCTCGCCGCCGACTTCGTCGCTGACGTAGAAGCTGCAGTGGCTCTCTGGCCGCGTGATCGTGCAGACGCCAGAGCCAGTTCCGCTAAGGGCCACAACAATGCCCCCCAGTTGCGCAAACTTGTTGGTCGGGATGCCTGACGGCGTGATCGCGTCTCCAGTGGCGCTGCCCGCTGCCAGCGTGATGGTGGTGCTAGTGGTCGCCTTGACGTAGTAGGTGGTGCTGGAGCTAAACCCGCCTGGCGTGTCGTCGTCGCTGGTGAACTTGACGGTTTGCCCTACGTAGAACGTGTGAGCACCCTCGAACACCGTCAAGGTTGCCGCGCTCGTGCTGACAATGAGCTTGACCGGACGCGCGTCTAGAAGCTGGAAATCGTAGCCATTGGTCAGTGGCTGCGCAAAGTAGCTTGTGCCGTTGGTGATGCCGGTAGCTGGGGTGCCGCCTGAGAACACAATTTCTTCGCCAAAAGTCAGCCCATGGGCGACATCGAAAACGCCCGACGCGGTCCCTGTGCGCAGCGTGTTGGACCCATACGCGCCAACCGTCTCTGTCCAAGTGTAGCTCTGCTGCTCGCCAGCTTCGGCGACACGCGTGACGTATAGCCGCGACGCGTTGAGGTCTCCGTGCGCTCGCAACTGATACTGGGCAGTGGTCCCTCCACCCTCAGCTACAACGCCCGTGAGGTTTTTGGCGGTGCCCCCCACGGTGTCCGCAACTTTGAACGTGGTTGCCGTAACGTCTCGCACAAAGTAGTCCTGCCCGCCGGTTAGGCCAGCAGGGAACAGGGTGCCGTCCATTTTGATGCGCTGGCCCTCAGCTAGGCCGTGGCCGCTGTTCAAGTTGGGCGAGGAAGTGCTGCCCGTAAACACATCAGAGCTGACGTCAAACGTGGCTGTGAAGTTTGTGATCGTCGAGACGCCTGCGTAGCCGCCTACGCTTTCCGTCAGCGCAATCGGCATCCCCGGCCGCACCTGCATGCTAGGCATCGTGAGCCGGAACTTCTGCGGGCCGCTGTCTAGCGAATACTCTACGCCGATGCGGATGTTCTTGGCGTCCTTGTTCGGGTCGGACTCGAGGCTGCTGCCCCCGTCGCGGTAGCCGCCGAGCTGCCTGTTCAGCACGAGCGACCCGGTAGCCGAGGCCGCGTTGGCCATGAGCACGAGCTCGTGGTCGAACACCTCGTTCTCGGCCGGAGCTGGGTCTAGCGGCGGCTCGACGTTGAGCACGAACGGGTCGCCGTCTGTCCGGTCAATAACCCCGCCCGGCACCGCGGTGTGCGTGGTGTTGGTCCGGTGCCGCGTGATGGTCATCGGGAAGACCTGCGCCACCTTGATGTTGGTCACGGTGCCGGTTCCCGTAACGGCATCGCCGGTTGGCCACTCCTCTACGGTAAACGTGGTGGTCAAGGGCGTAGTCTTGACCTTGTAGGCGCGGTCTCCAAAGATCAGCCCGCTTACGCCGCCCGCGGCGCTGATGCCGAACGTGACGTAGTCGTCGACCGCCAGTCCGTGGGCACCGGACGTGGTGAAGGTGCCGCTGCTTAAGCCTGTCAGCGTCTTCACGATGCCGCCGGCTTGGCCCATCATGTCGGTCGTGACGCGGTGCGGGAGCTGGCTGCTGCCGCTTAGCCGGAACCGGCCGGGGTAGTCCGACGTCGACTTGTCGTAGGTCAGGTAGGACGGCGTCGGGTTGTAGAACACGGCCTGCTTGACCATCTGCAGGGCCGCGCCCGCGCAGTTGGCCGTCTGGAACTCGCCGATCTCCTCAGCTCCTAGCGCGTCGGCTGTCCACCCGCCGGGGAACGTGCCGGTCAGCTGGAACGTGTCCTTGTAACTCCCTTGGGCGAACGTTGGGCCGCCCGTCGTGCTGGGGTTCCGCAGCGCGTAGAAGTCGTAGAGGGCTTCCCACCCTTGGATGTCGCCAACGGCCGATGCGTTTTCCTGCCCAGCCTCGAGAAGAATGCGCACCTTGGCCATAGTCGTGTCCGTCGTCTAGCTGCTTGGGTCTGTCTGCTGCTCCGTCTTCGGTGCAGGTTTGCGCCGCCGGCGTGGTTTTACCGGCGGCGCAGCTGGAGTTTCATACTCCAGCGGCCGTGCCCAGTCGGGCATGTCGCGACCTTCGGGGATCGTGACGCGCTGGCCAGGCCAGATGCGCTGACCAGCGTGCCACGCCCGTTTGGTTGCGATCACTTCCACGGATTAGCCGAGCGCCGGAGCGCCGTCAGCGTAGGCGTGGATCTTTGGGACGGCCTTGGTGATGTAGGCGTCGATCGAGCCGCTGGCCAGCGCCGTGGTCGCAACGTCGCACGTCACGCCCAAGTATCGAAGGTATTCGACACCTTCTTGGCCGAGCTGCGCAGCCATCAAGACCTTGCCCGCGGTCAGCACCTTGGCACTCGCCGCGGCGTTGCCAGCCTTCGTGGTGAACGTAGCTTCCTTGAGGATGCTGCTGTTTGCGTCGAAGCTGGTGTCGCTGTCGGTCACCAAACGCACCGTGAACGTGCCGTCCGACGCGCTGTCGGCCAGCTTGATCTCGCTAGCCGCAGACACAACAAAGTAAAGCGGCTCGCCAACCCCGATGTCGCCAGGATCAGCCTTGCCCAAGTCAATGTGGGAGCCCTCCTTGACATTGGTGCCGGTGCCAGTGGTGAGAGTCTCGTTGTCGCAGATCTCGCCAAACGTTGAAAGAATTGCCATGAGTCTTCTCCTTACGTGCGGGTGACAGAAGTTTCGGAAGTGGTGAGCGAATCGCTCAGAAGCACCGGGATGCCGTTGATGGCGTCGACCTCGCGGCCGGCCAGCTCCATGCGCGTCAGCGTGCTCGCTGCCGTGCCAGCCTTCGCTTGCAGGCGAAGGAACTCCATGATGCCCTCGTTGCAGACGATGACCTTCTTGTCGGTCATGCCGCGGCGAGTGCGGGCCATCATCCGCGACAGGATGTCGTAGAGGTTGGGACCCGTTGCTGCGTCCGCCTTGAGCTCGCTGAAGTCGACCTGAGCGCGAGCGCAGGTGCGCCAGTCGCGCAGGCTGAGGCCACAAGCCCAGCGGTAGTGCGTCCGGTGCGCCTCGAAGCGACCGCCGGCCGAGCCGTCCGAGCTCGCGTCTTCGATCGTGACGACACCCTTGTAGTCTTCCTTGAGACCCATGGTGTAGCCCTTCGGGTAGAGGCCGTGCAGCGCCTGCGGGCCAAAGCCCAGCAGCCACATCGACGTGTCCGTCGTGGTGCCCTCGGCGATGACGTTGCGCTTGTTCTCCGCGGCGGTAGCCGTCGCCGATCCGTTCGACTGCAGCTCTGACACGTCGTAGCGCGCCGACAGCCCCGTGAACGCTTCCGGCTCAGTGCCTTCGTCGCCATAGAACCACGTCGACATGAACTCCTCGGTGAGACCCGCGACAAACGCGGCGTTCTCGCTGAGAAGCCACCCGGCGCTGTTGCCGTTGGCTTCCACCAAGTCAACGTCGACCTCGGCGTAGGCGTGCATGATGCCGGTCGTGTCCCGGATCTGACGCGTCTCGCTCTTGGTCGGCTGGACGCCGCCGTAGAGCTTGCGCCAAGTCGGCGCGGGCAGGCCGGTGCGAATGGTGGTCTTGTGACCTTCGCCGTCGTTGCACTCAATCCATGGGATGACATCGGCGAGCTCGTTCTCCTTGCGGATCAGCTCGATGATGTCTGCGATCTTGCCATCGCGGTTGATGCGATTGACATAGTCCACCATCGTGGGGTGGCTGGTTGCTGAAACACTCATCTCTTACTCCTGAATCAGTCGTTCAAGTCGCTGCCGGGGAAGTGCGATCGAGCAGTGCTCTGTGGCGCTTCGTCCCGGCTCTGCCCAGCGACGAAACGTCCGTCGCTAATGGCTCCACGGACCCGCTTCGCAAACCCCAGAATGGCTGGGTGGTTCACGAGTCCCCATTCGGTCAACACCTGCAACGCGTGACCTTCGGGATCGAACGTGGCGAAAGCCTGCTTGGCTTCCGTGAGCGACTGCTGCAGCTTGGCCCCGCCGATCTCGGGGTGCTGCTTTGTCTCCGCTGCCCACTGCTCCATCATCTGTTGGTGGAGCTGCTGGTAGTGCTGCGTAAACGCAGGACCAACTTGGTCGAGAACTTTCTGGGCCTGCTCGTTAGAGAGGCCCTCTTGCGCCGCTGCTTCGCCTAGAGCTCGCACAGGTGACGATCCCACGTCGACGTTCGTCCCTTCCGGGGCGGTAAACGTCCACGCGCTAGCGTCCTGTTGCACAGGCTCGTTCGATCCCTCGGGTTGTGCCGAGGTGTCTTGACCCTCCTCCGTAGCCGTGCCCTCCGAGGTCACGGTGTCCAATAGGCTGGTCGGGCTTTCAGCGGCGCTGCTGCCACCGTTGTCGGGGGCGGCCTGCGCGGCTAGTTCAATCGTTTGCTCTTCGGTCATACTGCTCCTGCAGTGCTCGCAAAACTAGATCGGGAGACAGCTGCATGGCCTCGTGCCACATGTCCACGGCACGATCGCGAAGGACGCATCTCTCTGCGTCATTCACAACGTGCGGCGACAGGAGGGCGGGACCGACGTCGTGTTGCCACCATTGCCGGCGGCCCCACTCGGTCTGCAGCAGCGACCGCAAGTCCTGCTTCCGCACATCGCGAACACGCTTGCGCGCGTCGCGTTGCTTCGCCTCGAGGGCGTCAGCGTCTGCAGGATCGTGGTCAATCACCCGCGCAAACTAACCAAATGCGGTGCGCAGGTAAATGAGCGGAACGCGCTGTGGCTTCCCGTGTTATATCGCGCGGGGACAACGCGTGCAGAGCTAGTGGAGTCCTACCACTTGGTCCGGTTGGCCCAGTAGGCCGCCGACATCTTGCCCTTGGCGATGTTCTTGGCGTGCCGGTCCTTGAACGCCTTGTTGCGCTTGCTGCCGTCTGGGCTGCCCTTGACGCCCTGCTGGCCGAACCTGATCACCTTGACCTGTTCGCCCTGCTTGGCCACAACGACGTGGCTCTTGGTCTTGTGACCTGGCGTGCGCTTCGGCTTGTTCACCGCGCTCACGCCAGCTCGCTTCTTGGCAGACTCGACCTTCGAGCTCGCCGCGCTTTTCTTCTTAGCTGCCACGCCTACCTCTTCTTCGCAGTCTTCTTCGACTTCCGGAATGCCTTAGCGGTAGGCGCGCCCTTTGCGCCCGGCTTGCGCATCTTCTCGCCGCTGCCAGCCGCGATGCGCTTCCGCTTCGCGTTGATGTTGGCGTAGAGACCTTTCTTGGCTGCCATAGCTCCCCCGTGTCAGTTGTTAAGTAGGCAGAACACTGCCCACCAGAATGCGCCGCAGAACGCAAGCAGGCCCAGCCACACCGCGCTGTGCGCGTTGAGGTAGGGCACTTGACGCGCACGCTCGCGGCGGTTGCTCAACAGTCCGTCCATCAGACGGGCAGCGCCTTGGACATGACCCGGCCAACCGTGTCGGTGACCCAGTCGGTGATCGCCTGCACGGCGTTGGCGGCCTCGGCTTGGCTGATGTTGGCGAGCGTCGCCTTGACAATCGCAACCTCGGCGGCGGCAGCTCCAGGGTCAGTCAGCGCGAGCATGGCCACGCGGCCGGCGTCGGACGCCATGGCTGCCAGCATCTCCTGCTTGGCGGGGTCGGTGACGGATGCCTTCAGCTTGTCAGCGAGGGCTTCCACAGATTCGTTCAGGTCGCTCATTTCTTCTTGGTGTTGGCTTCGATGCGAAGCTGCCAGGTGTCGAGGAGACGCATGCGGGAAGCCTTGGACGGAGCGTCGAGCTTCTCGTCAGCCTCCACGTAGGCGCGGTAAGACGGCGCGATTGCGTCGTAGGTCAGTTGGTCGGCCTTCACGTAGGCATCAGCAACGCTGATCCCTTCGCAGCCGGTGAGCAGCGCCAGAGCTGCCAAAGCGCAGAGCTTCTTCACTTGGTGTCCTTAGGTTTCGGGGTGTCGGGTTTCTTGGTGGGTGGCTTCGGAGCGTCGTGCCCGTTGCCGTTTGGTTCTTCCGTCGGACTGCCCTCGGAGATAATCGAGCGCAGGTTGGCCATCAGACCCGTCACCAGCAGCGTAAGCAACGCCGAAGCGACCGAGACCGATTCGTCGGGGATCGCGCCCGTGCCTAGCATGACGATGAACCCGCCGATCAGGATGCACAGGATGAACGGCGTCGTCTTGGCGAGGTTGAGTCGCGCGGCCTCTGTGGCAGAGGTGTTGAGCTTAATGCGCGCGAGCTCGAGTTGGATCTCTTCGCGGCGCATCTCGCGCTCAGCCTGCTTCTCAGCTTTCTCGCGAGCGACGATGGCGTTGTAGCGCGCCTGCGCTTCCTTCGTCTCCTCGCGCTTCATGCGCAACGCAGCTTTCTCGTCCTTCACGATGATCGTCTGCGGGTTGGAGGTGTCGGTGTCGAGGTCGTCATTCTTGGCCATGGTTAGCTCATAGGTATCTGGTCAGTAGTGCTGCCGTCACCGGGATGGCTCCGCCGATCAGCCCTGCTAGGCCGCAGCGAACCTCGAGGGACGCGATCTTCTTCTCGATGTCGAACAGGCGCGAGTAGAGCTCTCGCATCTCGCCCTTGAAGTTGTTGCGCTCTTCGCGGATCTCGGTCGTGAGCCGTTCAATGCTGTCCATAACCAGACGCCGGTATTCATCCCAGCCGTTGCCGTTTGCCTCAGACATGCCGAATGATCCGTAGCAGGGTGCCGTTGACGACCATGTTTGCCGTTCCGTCTGCGTCGGCCTCGGCTTGGAACTTGAGCTTGTCGCCGCTGCTCAGGCTCAGAATGGTGCTCAGCGTCACGCTACCAGTGTTCTGGTCGGTGTCGCGCGAAGAGTAGTTGCTGGCGGTGTGCATGCTCTGTCGCACAAACCCGCTACCGGTGTCGAGCCACGTTCGACAGAACGCCTCGACGCGGTTGTTGCCGCTGATGCGGAACGAGCAGTCGATCTGGTAGCGACCCGCTGCTGCGATGTTGATGATCGTGTTGTCCGACGTGTCGGTTCCGCTGTCCTCGTCGTCGATCTGGATGTTGCCAGTCGAGTCCGCCAGCGCGTCCGACGAGGCCGTGTCCCACGATGCGTAGATGGTGGTGTTGGCTACCGACGCCGTCGACGTGCCGACAGCTAGCATCGTGCTGACCTTGGCATCCGTGGCCAGCTTGGCTGCCGTCACGTTTGCGTCCGTGATCTTGACGGTAGTGACCGCGTTGGTGGCTAGCCGCGAGGCGTCGACAGCGCCGTCTGCAATTGCCGCTGCGACCACGGCGTCGTCGGCGATGTGTTCACTGCCGACAGCGTCGTCTGCCAGCTTGGCTCCGGTGACAGCGTCTGCGCCGAGGCGAGCTGTGTCGACGGCTCCGTCTGCGATGGCGGCGCTGCCAACAGCGTCGTCGGCCAGGTGCTCGCTGCCGACGGCATCGTCGGCGATCTTGGCACCGGTCACGGCGTCTGCCGCCAGCTGCGTCGTGCCCACAGCGCCGGCCGCAATCTTCGCAGACGTCACCGCGTTGGCGTCGATAGCTGCGGTCTCGACCGCGCCTGTAGCAAGTAGCGTGGCGTTGACAGCGCCGTCGGCGATCATGGCCGTGGCGATGTCGCCGGTTGCGATGTGGAGCGCCTTGGTGCTTCCGTTGTAGGTTAGCGGCGGCTCTAGCCCGACCTCCTGCAGCGCGGCTGCCCCGGCTGTCGGGTTGGCTAGAAGTTTGCCGGCGGCAGCAGTCAGGCCCAGCCCTACCAGCGTGCCGCTGACGTTGTTGTCGATGCTTGGCCCAGTGACGAACGCCTCGCCATCATCGTCCCCCACCTTGGTCACCACGGCCACCCGCTGAACCGTGTCCGACGCTCCAGTCGGTGCGGTCTTGGTGAACGCGCCCGCGGTCGCGCTGACGTAGAGCTCGTCGCCGACATCGTAGGTGCCATCAGGCAGGGCCATGTCTCGGAGGTGGCCCAACAGGACGACCCGGCCGTTCAACGCGGTTGCCGTCGTCTCCCGCATAAACCCCATGGCTGGCATCTTGGCTGCGTCGTCAGCGTCTGCCAGAGCTACTAGAGCCTCGCCGTCGCTGTTCGCACCAGAGACGTAGACCAGCGCGTTGGCCGCGATGTCGCTGCCCGTCTCATTGCGCACAGGCACAGACAGCGCATCGACGAGCTCGGTCAGCTCGCCAGTGGCACCCTGCAAATCAGAGATGCGAAGGCCGCTCCGCTGCAGCAGCTTCCGCCACACATGCCGGTCATACGGCAGCGGCGGAGCGTCGCGGTCGCTGGCCCTCGACACGCCTACACGCCCCCGTAACCGCTAAACGAATCCTCGGGCGTCTCTGGCTGCGCGTCCTGCATCTCCTGCTCGATCGCCTGCGTCTCGGCAACAGCCTTGCCAGCTGGAGCTGCCGCCTGCAGAGCAGCGAGCTGTTGCTCGGCCGCGGCCTGCTGCGCGCGCTGCTGCCGCATCTCGGCCACCTCTTCTGGAGACCGCAGGCTCTGCGGGTCCATGCCGATCTTGCTGGCGTATTGCCGCAGATACTGGTCGGTGTCGAGGATGTCGATCGCCTCAGGGTGCGTCTGCGACAGACCCTGCAACACGGCTTGGAAGCGGTCGTCCTGCGCCGCGCCTACCGCTTGCTGAGCCTGCGCGAGCATGCTGATGAACTCGACCTCGAGGTCGGTCTCCTCGAGCTCTGGCGGTGCCGGCGGGAACATGCCCCGCTCGACCATGTGCCCAAACGTCTGGGTGACCAGCGGCTGCAGCAGCTCGTTGTGGAGGCGCTCCAGCGTCGGGCCGAGCATGGTCAGCTTCTCTTCGTGCCGCTCGGCCACCTCGGTCGCCGTCATGCTCTTGGTCGTGCTGGCCAGCATCAGGAACAAGTCGGCGTAGAACCGGCTGTTGATCCGCTGCTCATGCGTGACGATGTGGTTCTGCAAGTCGCTGAGCTCGAGCGTGGTCTGCCACACCGGGGTCACGCGCTGGTCGCCGGGGATCTCCGTGTGCCCGCCAGGCATCTTGTCGATCTCCATACCCTTGAGCGCAGCTGGACCCTGCGTCGGCGGCTTGGTCTTGTAGTCGATCGCCTGGCCTAACCGCTTGGTCATGGACTGCAGCGCGCGGATGTCGCCGAGCGCCGTCATGCCGGGGCTGCTGCCGTAGATGTCACAGCCCGATGTCGACCACCGCGGCGCGAGCACCGGAAACTCCCGATAGCCCTCTTCCAGCAAGACGTCGTTGGCTTGGCTGGAGCTGCCCTTGCCGCCGGCCTCGAAGTAGACGCTGCGGAACGGCATGTTGACGCCGTCCATCTTGCTCTCGTCTCGGTCGAAGCGAGGCTCGATCGCGTGGATCACCGTGCGCCATTCGTCGTAGCGCCCGTTGTTGTAGCTGTTGCGGCAAGCCTGGCTCACCTTGTCCAGCCCGAACATCTCGACCATCTGCGAGATGGTCATGTCGAACTCGCGGTAGCAGGTGTTGATCTCCTCCTCCGCGTTCGCACCCAGCGCATACTGGCCAGCAGTCAGCGGGTAGTGGTGGATCACCCGGTCGGGGTGCGGCAGCAGCACGCCCGCGGCGGTGCCGTAGAGCGCGAGCTCCTGATAGTAGCGCGGCAGCGCACGGTAGGTGTTGCTGCGGTTGAACACGCGCAGGATCTGCTTAGACGCCATCGACAGCCAGTCCTCGACCGGCTTGTAGCTGTTCAAGTCTGGGTCCGGTGACGCCAAGCGCATCCACGGCCGAGCTGGACTGGTCGCGCCCGCCATCATGCCTGCGACAAGGATCTCGAGCGCGCCGGTCGCCGTGCTGTTGTAGATCAGCCGGTGCTTCTTGTCGCCGCGGTTGCGGTCGTCGTGGTTCCACTGACCCGTGCGCGGCAGAACGTGGTCTGCTAGGTCGCGCCAGTGCGTCTCCCACGAGGCCCGCTCGGAGTAGAGGCGAGACTTGCGCGTGCGCAGCTGCGTGATCAGTGGTCGCTTGTCCATCAGGCTGGGCCGCCCCCGCCGCCAAGCGTCGTTGCGCTTAAGCCCATCGGCCCCGTCATCGTGGTGCCGCCGACGCCCTTGTTCGATGCCATGCCTGCGACAGGGTTCGGCTTGCGACGGTTAGCTCGACGCATGCGCATGCCTTCTTCGCGTTCGCGCGACATAGCTGCGGACTCGGCCTTGCTAGCTGCGGCCCCCTGCGCTTGCCGCCCTCGGCGAGCTTGGTTAGCTGACTGCTGACCTTGCAGAATGCTTGAGCCTGTGCCAGCGACTGCTGCTGCGATCATCGCAACCTCGAATCCAGTTCCCATGTCTATGCCTTCTTCATGTAACAGGTAAAGGTCGCGCGGTAGTCGTCGCGACCGGCCATAATTCTGTCCAGCCGGCTGTGTGCCGGCGCGTGCCACACCATGTCGGCGTGATACTCCGCTGCGGTGTCCTCGGCCGCGCGCATTAGCAAGTTGCCGACGCCCGATCGCCGCACGGTTGGCTTGACGAACAGCGAGTCGTTGACCAGCTGCATCTGCCCTGAGTTGTGCAGGTGCTCGACCAACACGCAGCAGCAGTAGCCGACCACCTCGTCATCGAGCTCGACGACCCAGATGATCAGCCGGTCGGCGTCCTCGAGCATCTGGTATTGATCCCAGTCAGGATCGATGTTGCGCAGGCCAGTGTCTCGAGCGACCTCGCAGAAGTGGTCGACAAACAGAGTGCCAACGCCGGGGGAGCGCATGTCATCTACGCATCCCAGCCGCAAGGTTAGGGTGTCGGTGGCCACGCGCGGATTCTATGGACCGAACACCGTCAGCCCTAGGGGGTGGCGCAAGTTTACGCGAACGGGTTGTGGTCCTGTGCAGAGCGTCGTGGACGCTTCCGCACACGCGCCTCCACATTTGCGACCGGTGCAGCCAGCGTCAGCGCCAGCGCGTCGGCGATGTCTGGGCTGCCGCTGCCGTCGAGGCGCTTCTTGATCTGCTCCTTGGACTCAAGCACCTTGCGGCCTGCGCTGTCGTAGGTGTAGGTCGGCGTCGCCAGCTCCTTCTTGAGAGCTAGCAGGTTCGGGATCGCCCCGCCGCCCTTGATCCACGAGCGCATCTCCCACCACATCTCGGTGCGCCGGTTCTTGAACTGCTCGTGCAGCGCCTTGCCCCCGAACGGAACCTCGATGACCTGGTGCCCCAGCTGCCGCAGCCGGTCGATCACGCCAGCCCCAGCTCCGCTGTCGATGAACACGGCCGCGGGGCTGTGCCGCTCGATCTGGTGAGCTACGCGCGCGGCGAGCTCCATGTTGTCGATGTCGCGGATGACGATCGGCTCGAACATGGCCAGCCCCTGCCGCCTGACGATCACTGAGCGGTCGTCTCCGAAGCGGGCCGGGTCCACCCCTAAGATCACTGGGGCGCTGACAATCGTCGCTTCACGGCCCGTGTAGCGCCTCTGAGCGGCTTCCTCAGCATCGGCTAGTGAGATCAGCTGGTCGTCGCCGCTGGCCGTGAAGTCGCACAGCATCTCGCGCGCCCACGCCGTGTCGTCCATGTCCCGGCGCAGACGCTCGACCTCCCGCGGATCCAGCGCCTCGGTGTCCTCGACCGTGTATCTAGCGGCGAACCAGTCGCGGTCGTCCTCAAGCATCCGCTCGCTGGCCTTGAAGAACAGCTCGGAGAACAGGTTCAGCCCCTTGGGTGTGCCGATGAACAGCGCCCAGCCCAGCCGGTCAGCCAGCGCCGGCTGGATAATCTCGTCCCAGACCTCCGGCTTCATCTGCGCGACCTCGTCCATGACCACGCCGTCGAGGCGCACCCCACGCATAGCGTCTGGGTTGTCTGCCCCATAAAGCCTGATCATGGCACCGTTTCGGAAAGTCACCGACAGGTCGCCCTCGCGCACGTCGACAGACCCGGTGCGGATCATGCCGTCCAGCGTGGCCTTGAGCTCGCGCCAGGCAATGGCTGTGGCCTGCTTGAGCTCGGGAGCTACATAGAAGAACAGCCCCTGCGGCTCGGTGAAGCGCAGCGCCTGGTCGACGAGCTGCATGACGCCGAGCTTGGTCTTGCCAGCGCGGCGGTGCAGGGCGAGCACCGAGAACCGCTTGCAGCTCTCGTGGACCTCGCGCTGCCACTGGCGCGGCTCATACTTGAGGCTGATCGTTGTCATGCTTGCGCAGCATAGCCTCCTGCGAGCGTAGCACGGCCGCGCTCATCTGCTCGTTGGTCACCCCGGCGTCCTCCTCTACCACCTCACTGTCCACCAGCTGGCCGGCTTCGTCATAAGCTCCGACGAACACGCGCCGCACCGTGAGCTCGTGCGTGCCGACGCCGTCGTCGCCGAAGACCTGCACGACCGCGCGGCCCCAGTCCTTGAGCTTCCACTCCTTGATCTGTCTCCTATTCGTCTCACCTGACATCTCGACCATCCTCCTCGGCTACTTGCCTCAAATTGTTGGATTGGGGAACGCCCGT